TTTGTCGCTGGTGATAACGGCATTTTGGCCTTTGACCAGCTTTTTCGGAGTGGAGAGCCATGTTACCCCGTCCGTCGAGTTTGAATAGCGTACGTAGTCGTTTGTCGCGTCTGTTGGATCCGTCCCATGCCATACAACGTGCAGTTTGCCGTTTTGCGTGCGAATTGCCATGGGCGAGGATTGTGGATATGCATTACCTTCGTAGAGGATTAAACCCCTTCCGGAACCGAGCCACTTCGTACCATCCCATCTCGAATGATGAATACGGTTATAAACATTACCTGTTCCATCGTTATAAGAGTACTTCCACACAATCGAGGGATTGTTGCCAAGGAATGAAAGTGATGGATTTGTGTGGCTATAAGCGGTAGTGTTATCGGTCGTAACCTGCGTAACAGCACTCAGAGTCCCTAACGTCCCGTCCGCATTGATCGGTATGGAACCAGTGCGGATGTTGAAACTGTTCGGATAGGTGCTGTTTTTCGTGCTGGCTGCCCACCAGAGTTTTGTTCCGTCGGGAGTGATAGCGAGTGACACATTGTCAATTCCCGTTTGAGATACATCTACTGAACCTATACCAGGGATCTTTTCGCCAGTTGCTGTAAGTGCGTCACACATCAAATAACCAATTGTTGTGTTGCCGATGGAATAGATGACGTAAACATTTGTCCCCTTAGAGACAATAGAAAATTTAGAATTATTGCTTGTAGTATCTCTATAACCTATTTGGACCCAAGTTCTCCCTGCATCCGTTGACTTGTATAGCAACACTTTCCAATTGGTGTTATCAAACACGGCCCCAACCAACCACCCATTACTCAAACGAACAGGCGGTGACATACGGGATACGAGGTATGCTGATGAAACGATGTTGACCGGCAAGCCCTGCACCTTGTCCAGATACCCATTGAAAACAGTCTGCCCGCCTTGCGAATCCCGGACAGTAACCGTGAAAGAGTTACGGTCTTTCGTGTAGTCCGCTTTCAGGAACGTGTAATCGACGGGTGTATTTCTGGCGATAGGCGTCCAGTCTCTTTTGATTACGCCGTTCAGCTTAATCTGGTACTCTAGCGTGTCTAATGGGTCAGCGTCGTCTGCAGTCAGCCTGATCGTGAAATCGTTGTTTCCTGTGTAGATCGCTTGTCCTTCCGTTAATGTCTGATTTTCGGGAGGGGACGTGAGTGTGAGCGTTGGAGGTTGATTTAATATAGTAATTACTACCTGACCGTCTCCAGTTCTTACACCAGTTCGAGTGCCCCCGTTTGTAACGCCACCATAATACGACGAGCCACCTCCGCCGCCTCCAGCCCAGTCGTGAGAAGCGCCAGCAAGCCCTCCCCAGTAGCCGCCACCTCCAGCACCACCAGCCTTGGTTGTGCCGCCACGTCCATTACCACCTATACCTAGAGCGTTACCCGTAGATTGCGTTCCGCCAGCCCCACCGGCTCTGCCTGCGGTTTGTCCATTCTGACCAGTTAGACCTCCACCGGCTCCGCCTTCTCCCCCGTGACCCGCTGTAGTGAACCCACCGCCAGCGCCTCCTCCGCCTCCAGCAACGATGATTCTGTTACTGAGCGCTGTGCCACCCTTTCTTACATCCGAAGCGCCGCCTCCGCAACCGGCACCGTCATAATCACCGGTTCTCTCAGTGACATCACCACCTCCGTTATAACCTCCCCCTGCCCACTTCGAGGAACCATATGTGTTATCTCCGCCTTTGCCACCTACAACAACAGTCAGGGTCTCACCTGGCGTAACGGATAGGTTCCCGTAAGCATACCCACCCTTACCACCGTTCCACGACGTCCCATCGTGGATATTTTTACCTCCCTCACCGCCCCAGGCTTCAATTTTGATAGAACGTACACCGGGAGGTACTGTCCACGTTTCTGGGGCGTTGATAAGAGTAAAAGTATAAGTCGTTCTACCTTGTCCATCTGTTCCTACTACTGCCATTCTCTCACTCCTTCCTTCCTAATCTGGCCGTTATTGGCAGGTTTCCTCATTTTTCCTACACCTCCAAGCGGCTGGCCGATTCGTTGTAATAGCCACGAATCACACGGATTGAATTGACCGTCGAAAGATCGTCATCGAATTTGTTATACAGAAAGTTTTCTGGCAGGATCGATTCCAGCGTAGTCATGCGAATTCGCAGATTCGAAACGTCTACTGAGAGCTGTTCTATACTAATGTGGGCGTCCTCAATGCCCTTCTCCCAACGGTTGATATCGTGTTCTGTAACCGGATCATTGTAATTCCAGTCTGTTTTCGCTTGATAGGGCATCTACTGTCCTCCTCCTTTCACCTGTACAACGAATGTAAGGGAAAAAAACTGCGCTCCGCTGGCTGATATCTGTGTAACTTTTTCCGATACGATTACACCGTCCGATGTCAGCAGCTTCAAGTTCCTAATTACAGGCACAGAGTCTACATGCTGAGCTTGTACCTGCAGGGCGATCGCATTTTGAAAACCAACAATGGGATGGGACGAGATAGCTGCGCTTTTAACCGGCATAGAAACGGAATCATTAATTAAAAGGCTTCCGCCATTCACGCGAGACAACAGATCGTTTCTTGCTAGTGTCAGGTAATCCTTGTGTATCAAACAAGCACCTCCTCGTACCGTTTGATTGGGGCCATTCCAACGCGAAATTCAGAGACGATATGGTACTCCTTAATGCCGACCACTACGTTGTCCTCAAAAACCAAGCTCTCGCCGCTCACAGGCTCAAAAGATACGCCGTTACAGTGAACAGGACGAATCTTCTCCACTGACTGGACAGCATGCCGTGTATCAAACCAGTCTTCGATTTGGTAAACGTAATGGATAACCTTTGCAGTAAAGTCCTCTATCATCTGCACGTTTTTCAGCTTGGAAGCACTTAGCCCGATGGCTCGGAGAACACTCGGAGTAAATCCGAGGTAAGCCCAGTGCTGACTCTGGATGTTTTTCCGGCGTTCTTCAATACTCAAGGATTGCTTCTTACCGAAGTAGATCCAATCCCAGAAATCCAGCCCCCAAGTCGCCGAAAGAGGGAAAAACTGCTGCTCCAGGTCTCTACGCTTTTCTGCGTATGCGTCGACAGCTGCTGACGCGCCTTCGAAATGGTATTCTGCAGCTTTATTCTCGTACCATTGAGGCGGTAGGACACGCCTATACCGTTCAGGAATCATGTCGTCACCACCATGTTCAGGGAAGATACAGCGTCAGCTGGTACCGTGAGATTCACTTCCCCGCCGTTTAGCGTATAATCTGTGAAGTCGTCTACTCCGTCCACGAAAAAGAGCGCCCCGACCTGCTGATACACGATCTGAGAACGCCCTTTCAGGTACGTTTTGATTTGATTAGTGATTTGCTCCTGTATCTTATCCACCTCAGCATCAGGACGCAATATAAGCCGCACGGATATGGTGACAGGGTAGACATTGGCTGGGAGAACTTGCAAGTCATGTAGAGCCCGTCGTTTGTCCTCAAGTTTCCTACGAACCAGATCCGCTAGTTCCGCCGACGCAGGCTGCCCGCTCATGTCTGTGATATATACGTCGATCGACAGGTCGCTCCTGGCTTTTTCGATTGCCACGGCTCCTCCTACGCCCTCAACGTTCCGTGCCCACCGTTCGTAATCCTGGCGACGGCCATCGCCTTCTTCAGATCGCGCACGATCAATCAGCCGTTGCCTATATGCGTCGTCGGTCTCTCCCTCGTTCCGCGACAGCCCGAAGAACACCCCATTTGCATCCAGAAACTCGCCATCTGCCCAAGGCAGGAATCGTTGGATGAATCCGTATTCCAGCAACTGCTGCTGCTCGCTAATTTCCGCAGCTAAAGGATACTCGAAGTCGTAAAACAACTCGCCTTCGTCAGTTGCTGGTGGTGTCTCCCCGCACTGCTGTGCGAGAGTGGCCATCCGATTAGCAATCCGTTGATAGATTTGATCTGGCGTCTCCCGAAGAATCGGCATTTCGGGTTTTTCTAACGTCGCCATGCGCTCACCTCCGTTCTAGTTGTGCCTCGTGCACCCTCAATCTCAAGCGAGAAAATAACCCGATTGCCTTCAAAACGAATGTCGGTAACCTCGGCCCGTTCAATCTCACTGTGGGCCTCCAGCGCCTCTTCTGCCTGTGTTTTGATAACCGGAAGAGACATGCCAGACCTCATCCGTCCAATTTCGTACAAGAAATCTACTCCGTAACGTTCAGAGTAAATCTCATAACGGAACCGGCGTGTATTCAGGATTTTCTTGGCCGCTTCCTCCAGGTATTCGGCGTACGTCTTTGTCCGCAAATACCGGCCATCTGGCCCCTGCATGAGCTGCTTTGTTTGCCAGTCGAATTTGTAGGTCCAAGGGATGGGATTGTCTGGCGACTGCTGCAGTCGCGATTCGTCTCCAGTCAGCTCAGGAAACATCTATCCCACCACCCCGAGAAGAAGGTACTGGCCGTTCGTACAGCGAATCACGGCCACTTTCTTACCCACGTCTTCCGGGCGCCATGCGGTGGGGTTCAGCCTCACCAGTTCGTTCTCTTCAAGTGGTGCTGGATCCTCGTCCAGTTTGACTGACAGGGGAGACAGCGAAAGAAGGTTACCGAGTTCCACTTTTGTATCCGTTAGCCCATCACGGGCACCTTGAAAAAGCTTCTGTAATGCTGCTTGCATAGGCTACCCCCTCCTTTCCAATTGCAAATCCATTGTGTATTGACCGCCCTTCCAGCGTGCATTGCAGCTGGTGACGATCCAGTCCGTGATGGTCACGTTATCCCTCTCCAAGATTTTGATATGCCAGCCTGCGCGGAGCCGGGCTGCCTGATTGTCTTCGTGCTTAACGGTTATGGGTCGGGTCTTGGGTATTTTCGACAGGTTCGCCAGCTGTTTTGAAGCGAGAGCATCCAGTCCCTTTTCTTCACCGGCATCGATCACCTTTTTCATTCGTCCGATCTGCTTGATCAGGTTGGCGTTTTCCTTCGTCACGCTGGCAGCTACTTTGTCATCTTTGTACCGTTCCGCTGTAACGACAGTGTACACTTCCTCGATCGACTCGCCCGTTGAGCTGCTTTCGAGCAAGCTTGCCGCGAACATTGGGACTACGCTGTTCCCGCCTTCTGGGAGAACGGTCAGCTTGTCTCGTTCATGTTGGACGAAATACCTCTTGCCCGTCTTGTCATAAGCCTGCTCTGTCAAAGTCGTGAATAAGGAAGCAAAGGATTGGGAAGCAAGCCGGTCCTTTACTTCAAAGCCAAAGGCCGGACAGCTGAAGTTGATTCCCGTTGCCCGGATAAGTCGCTCCAGCTCCTTACCGGCATCACCATTTAGCTTAATCCGTGACGTTTCGTTCTTCTGTAGGTACCAGCTTAGCTCGTACGCTGTTGCCGATGTGTCGCCGCTCTTATCGTCACGCTCAAAACGGACGATTGGCCCGTGGAAAAACTGCTGCGACTCTTTGAGCAGATCACCGGAGAATAGCATTAAAAAGCCCGCCGATTCGATAGGCGGGGCATTCAGGACTTGGATATCGCAGTTTTGGGCGATCTGGCCGCGAGAGGAAGCCCAGGACAACTCCTTCGTCGCTGGCGTCAGATCGATGCGGGTCGACTCTTTACCATAGATGACTTTCATGGAACCACCTCGCTACGTTCCGATAGCCCGGTTCAGACTGGCTAGTTTTCGGTCAATCCTGTCACGTTGTATAGCTTGAATGTCAGACGCAACTAATGACTGGCTAGCGCTCTTTTTCGCCTTTTTACCGCTCGTGTTCGGTCGGGCTTTCTGCTGCTTGGCTATCACTTTTTCGGGGCTTAGAAGTTGAGTTTGATTGCTCCAAGTCACAAACTCTTCTTTTACATATAAAGGCAGTTCAATCGATCCGTGATAATCCACATTCTTGCCTGAAAACCTGCCGTCACATGGTCCAACGAGAACATTCCAAGCCAAGTTTAGCTCGTCTATTGTAAGCAGAACCTCTGCCCCAGTTAGCCTATCCAGACCGGCCAGCCACGCTCGCGGCCCCTGGTATCCTTCGACCTCGATAAAAGGCGACTCAAGATTTCCCGGTAAAAAAAACTCAAAGGCTATAGATTTCGGGCGTCGGCCAGATATCCGGTTATTTGTCAGGAGCGTTATGGTTGTCGTGCTTTCTACTTCATTTCCACAGCCTCGAAACTCCACTTCCCCAGGAGTGACTGGAAAGGTAAGGCGATATTTGCCCTGCAGCCGAATCATCAGGTCACACCTCCGCTGGTTTCTAGTGCATCGATGATGAATTTCTCCATCATTTTTTTAAATTGAGCGCTTACTTGTGGGTCCTGCATCATCTTGAGCATGGTTGGAATATCTTGAAGTATCCCAGCTGCATGTACCGGTATATTCAGACTCTGAATGTTCACGGATGCCGCCTTTGGTTTCTCTGTGGCTGTTTTTCCCGGCGGTGTGTTAGGAGCCGGAGGGCCAAACACAACTGGTTTCGGACGTAGCCTTTGTAGCTCCTCCTTTGGGATCGGCTTCATCATCGGTCGTGGGCCTTTCTCATTCAGCATTTCTTTTGCCCCATCATAAAGTGCTCCGCCGCCATAAGAACCGCCAATACCCCCGATAATCCCGCCAATTGCTCCGCCTATGGCCGTCCCTAAGAGAGGGATTACTGATCCGACAAGCGCCCCAGCCGCTGCCCCGGCTGCCGCACCTCCCCAGCCGCCCAAAGCCTCAGCTCCCAAACGGCCGGCAGCATCCAGTTTGTTGTCAGCTGTAGCGACCTCTGCAACCCCCAAGGCAGTCCCCAGATAGGGCACTTTCCGTATAACGCCACCCGCCTTGCTTACTTCCGGTATGAGTTTGTTGGCTTTTGAGATATCGCCCAAGGTCTTTTCAAACTTGTAGTCTCGATAGGCAGGGTCTTGCTTCCATGCCGTTCCTTTCCCCAACCCTATGTTTGAATAGTCCGGGCCTTTTGTGGGCAAATCGACCGGAGAACTTTGCTTGTTTCCGAATGGATTAATTTTGTCCAGCCAACTCCATCGCTCTTTTCGCCCGGCCTGTTTCTCAAGCCGCTGCTCCTCCTTTTCCAGCCAGTATTCAGGGGAGCTTTTATCCCGGCCATTCCCGCCCCATGAACGAGGGTTCCACCATCTTCTTCTGCCTTTCCCGGAGACTTTCTTTCCACCGTCAACGTCGATATCCATGCCACCGACACCACCCGAAACGCCAGCTCTCGCTAAGGCTTTGGCGGCTAACAGTTGCATAGACGCTGCTCGGATCAGCATGTAGGCTCCAGCAGATATGGCAACGCCAGCACCAACGAATTCAAGGCCATATCGGGCCATGTCCGGCATCGCGTTAAATTTATCGGTCACCCACTTGGCCGCTTCGGATAAACCTGCTAAAGCAGGGGTAACGTCTTGCGCGATCTTTGCTCCAAGATCAAGAGCGGCCTGCTTTGCTTCGTTTTGCGCCTTCTGGTATTCAAACAAAGGGTTGCTATCGACGGCAGCTTTGTATGCTTTCTCCAATTCGTTCCCGATTTGCGGCCTTATTTCTCCTATGGAAAGCTTACCCGCGTACTCCAACAGCGGCGCAAAATGTCTGCCAAGGTCTTCCCCCGGACCAGCACCTAACTCATTAAGAACTTGTCTCTGGACGTTCTTATCCTGAATGGTTGCCAGGCTCATCATCATACGCCCCATGGCCGTACGAGAATCATCTTCATTTCCGGAATGGATGAGTTCATTGATAAGAGCAGCCTCTTTTTCAGCAAGCTTTCTGGCTTCGTCTGCTTCCATCCCCTGCGTTTCATATCCAGTCTTCAAGACATTGGCCAGATCCCCTTGGTTGGTTAATTTCAGGGTGCTTTCTTTTAGAGCGTCGAGAGCTTTATCGTCTGACCAGATGCCCATCCTGCCAATTTCCCCGACGAGGGCCGCGATCTTTTCAGGGGTATCCAGGAACTTACCCATCTGTACGGAGTATTCAATCATACTGTCAACAAATTCATCCCTGAAGTCTTTCATATTGTTGGACATATACTGAATGGAATTGCCTAAACGCTCAGCATCTTTCACACCCGTTTCATTACCCATAACAGCCATGACCTTCAAGTGCTCTTCAGGAGAAAAAGCCGTTGTAACACCGAGCTTAGCTGCCGTTTCAGCGTACTTGCCGGAAGCATTCGCACCGTTCAGTTTCTCGCTTTTGGAGACGAGTGCCATTGCCTCTGCACGATTAAGAAAAGGATTCTTGAGAAGCATCTCTTTGGCTTTTTGGTCGAACATTTCCAGCTCTTGCTGTGTCTTACCCTTTGCCGCATATAGGGCTCGTTCTTTAAATGCGGCCTCAATTTCACTCATCGCTCCCCCAACATTAGTTCCAATAGATAAGCCAACAGCCAAGCCTCCAAGCCCCATTAATTTTTCGCGAAGGTCGGCTATGTCCTGGCTGGCCCTATCATCGAGCTCGACACGCGGCTTTTCTTTCATGCTCCCAAGCCGATTTAAGTCTTGGCGAATTTCTTGAATTTCTCGCTGAATCCGATTCGAGTCACGTTGGAAACCTCTTGCTGATCGATTAAAGCCGCGCTCAATCCCTCCAAAAGAGCGTTCCGTTTGATTGACGTCTCGCCTGATCTTCACCAGCTCTGGGGTTATTCGGTCCTTTGCTTCTAATATCGCAGTAACCCGTGCCAAAGGTATCACCTACCTCTCATCCAATTGTGGTAATATATCCCTATACGAAAATAGGAGGGTCACTTATGGAATTCCTCAAAATCATTCCTATGGCTCTATTCGGGATATTCCGTGTCCTTGTCAAATTCTTTCTATTCGTGGGTGTTTTAATTTTAATTGGTGTCCCCGCTTTCTTACTCTGTTGGATTCCGCAGGTTTTGTGGGACTGGGGGCCAGGTCCAAGTTTGGGCCTTACCTACGGCATCTGTCTGCTTACGTACATCGGTTATCGAATGAACAGAGGATACTAACCCTCTCCCCGACCAGCAGACGTCCGGGAGAAGGGGAGAAATCTATTTTTCTGATCTCTCCACTTCGATCTCTTGGCAGGCAAAAATGAAAAGCTTTTGTTTGTACGGGTCCACTTCATAATCAAGTAAATCCGACGGCTTTCCCCGGCCATTTAAAAAAGCTTGGCACATATGCCAGGCTTCGCCGTCGGTCATGATTAGTTTTTTGCCTCGTCCACCGCTTCTCTTTCCGATTGATCTGCGTTCACACGTCTCACTGCATCAAGGAGCTTGCTGTATCCATCTAGGTTGTGCTCAAAGAGTTTGGCAGGCAACTCGTACTTAGTATGGACTCCATATGCCTCTTTCAAGGAATTGTCGTTCCACGGAAAGTCATGCTCTGTTGCTTTAACGATACGAGCATCATTAAAGCGATGCCAGTCAAACTTTTCTCCTTTATCGGCTTGATTTTCGCAAGCACGAATTTCCGTAAGGCTCAACTGCCGAACTCTCCACGTATCCCCGTCGATTTCAACTGTAATCTCTTTACGAACTACATCCTGGCTGGCCTTTGCTAAAAATTTCTCCAATTTACTCATTCTTAATCCTCCTCGTATTCAGGCAATTTATTGATAAACACTGGTTCGTCACTGGACATTCCCTTCAATTCGAACGTGGCGATATCATTTCCCTCGGCTTTTGCTGCCCACAGTATGATTTCCTCGGGGTTAAGGACAATATTTGTAAGCTTCACCCGCTCAATGTTGCCTGCTTCCTTATCCCATTGCTCACCAATCATCATCGGAATCACCGGCGTCTTTCCTTTGTGGAGCTGACTCACGACGTAATATTTCAGATCGGCGTTGACCGAGGAAACTCTGATTGTCACTTCGACGTGCGCCTCGTCAATCGATTGCGTTTTCCCCTTTTGCAGCCGGTTTACATCCACATACGAGAATTTGGAAACAAAAGATGCCTCTTGGACAGCGAGAAAAACATCTCCGTTTTCATCATAAAGCTGGTTATTTTTGAGTTTTATATCTCTCGCTCTTGCCATCGTTATTCCACCCCCCATTCGATATCAAAGTACTCGACTGCATCCAACGGTTTCGCGCCAAGATAAAACTTGCGCCGATCCCCTTCGCCGCCGCGATCCTCAAACACCCAGCCCGCGTCAATGGCCCCCTGTCGCTCCCTTTCTGCCAAATAGGTATCTGCAGCTCCAACAAAAACAGCGCCGCCTAAGTCGTTGTTATTGAGCCTGCCCTTGTACTTTTTGGCTACCGTCATCAGGTCGTTGACGATTTGATCCAGCGTCATGGAAACTCGGATTTTCCCGTAGTCCTCGCGATCTTTCGGGCCGAGTACAGACAGCGTATTGACCGCGCTTTCGATGATGTAGACGTCACCGTCCCGGGTGGCAATCAAAGTGCCGGTACTAAGCGCGTTCAGGATCTCCGTGTAACCCCAATCCTTCAAAGCTTTTTTCAAAGGGACAACAACCGCTGTCAATGACTCGTGCGCAGGTGTCGCCGCGATCATCCCGGCTACCCATGCTGCCCACGCCAGACTGTCGTACGTCTTGCCATTGTTATGCTGGCCCGCGATGGCACAGTTTACAACGTACCGTGCGTTTTGCGCGACGGAGCGCTCCACGTGTTTGTCCATGTTTTCGTCATCGTTACTGTTCCCGCCGATGACCAGCGTGCTGAGCTTTTTGTTTTTCGTCCGGCGATCAGTCATGAACTGTTTGGCTGCAGCTTGGATAGCTGGATCGTCGAACGGCAAGTACATCGCGTCGAAGTCGGCGCCAGATACGGTAAGAAACAGCTTTGTACTATCTGTGGAAGTCAACGGAGCCGTACCGCTCGTCCCGCCTTCCAGCGCTGTTTCGTCCAGGTCGGTAACAGCTGTTGTTCCGAGGCGAGTTACACGCACGTAAATAGATTGAGCCGTCTTTTTCACCAACTCGTCGGCATCTGTAAAGGAAAATTTCTCAGTCCTGATAGGGCCGGTTACCTGCAGCTCCTTCTTACCTGGTTCAGCTGTAGACGGCGCAATGGAGATTTTCAAATCGTTCCCAAGGAGGCCAGGGTACAGTGCCTCTACTTTGATCGAATCCATCTGCGTGTAGGACGCTTTCGCAGCGCTACCATTGGTCATCCGGTAGCCGAGGACGGTTGCACCGCCTTCCGCTGCCAATTCGATAACATCCACTTCTCCGAATGTCTCCGTAATCCGCTCGTCGTAGCCGGTCATTTTGACCATCGTGTCGGGGGCACCCCATTCAGCCTGATAAGGCACCAGAACAACACCGCTTTTTGGAAGGACACGCTCTTTTGCCTTTGCAATCAGCTCCACCCTTGCACCGGGTCTTTCACGCATGATCGTCACAGTCTTTCACCCCTGTATGCTTTGATTTTTGATCGGACTTCAGATTCCCTAATCAAATCCGTGTCCCTCAAATGAAAGAGAGCGCCTGCAATCTCGAACCGTTCGGCCCCGAGGTAAGCTGCGCTCTCGATCCATTCTTGCTTTGTCTTTTTGCTCTCATGTGTGAGGGGCTGCTCATCTGACATTTCTTCCTTTTTTCTTCCGGCCACAGTCAACCCTCCATTTCCACCTCAAATGTGTTGATCTTCGTTACCTCTGGTCTCGGTATCGATACCCGATATTCAAAACGGAATGTGATTTCGGTCCGGTCTTTCTTCTCCGAGTCGATTTCCAAAGTCTCGTTATCGATATCGATGTAAAGAGCCTCCGCCGTCCCCCGGAAGCTGTATTTTTCTCTTCGCAGCAGGCTTCGAAACGGCTCCGAGGATATAGGTTGATAAATGCCCTTCACTTTCGGGTGGTGCAACACAATACCAGCATCCGCTAGAATCTTGTAACTAGTTAGGGTGTTCCCTCTCTCCGTAACCGCTTGAGTCTGGATAAAGGCGCACGGCGGTTTAAAGTTCCCTGCCAGCCATTCCTCCAGGTCAGTAATGATGGTTATGGATGGGTAGGCTGCATGGACCAATTGAACCACGGTCAATAAATCTTTTTCCATCAGCCTATCACCTTCTTCAATTCTTTTTCGAATAGCCGGTCAATCAGTGCCACCATCCCACCCTGAAACCCTTCCAGTGCGATATCGATGTAGTGGCGACCAATGAACGTCCTTGGCTTCATAATGACGCCTCGCTTAACGCCGATTGCTTTTCCATAGCCTTCGTATACAAACTTGGATCCGGAAAAGTATCCGGGTACAAAGTGCGGATTCTTGATCTCGTATCCTTCATCGAGAAACCGAGCAATATACCACCAGGAGCCCACTTCGAGCGTGAACGTATTTCGATCCTTGTCCAGCTTCCATACGTTGCCGCGCTTCCCTTTCATGAAGGATTGCAAAGTCTTTTTGCTGTCCGTCAAACCTTGTCTTTTCAATTCGTCGCGGATCATTTTTAGGAAGGTAATCCCCATTCTCTGCATGATCTTTTTTTCGATCTTTGCTAGTTCCCTATCTGATAACCGTTTCAGGAGCGCCCCGTACTTATCAAAATCCATCACTCTGCACCCCGTTTCTCCTGTGTAGCTGTCACCGTCAAAAAATGTTTGGCAGGCCGGGATTCCGTGACAAAGAAGTCTCCCAGGTCGGACAGCCTGATTGTGTCTCCCTGCATCACGTCTTCGCCTAAATAGCAATCAATCTGAATTTTTGTTTGCCAAGTAACCGGGTCTGTACCAGCTTGATTATGATTGTGCTGAACGTCAATGATGCAACAAGAAATTTCACGAGGCGACAATGGCGCAGATGTAACGACATTGTAGGCTCCAACCTTACTTTCTGACCGTATCACCGAAACGGTATCGTACATTTCGTGCAGCTCCTCACAGATCATCTCCTGCCGATCCCGGTCTCGGTAGTGAGGTAAAATGGATTGGATGTCGTAGATGCGACCGGCGAACAGCAAACGCATGGTAGACTTGACGTCTTTTCGCTGTCGAATCACGACTCGATGGGTGGCATTCTGTTGTACGTCCCCCCGGTCAAATGGCTCTTTCGCAGATAGAGGGTAGATAGCCGCCCAAACCTGGACGTAATCCCTCCACAAACCCGCTGAATCCCTTTCCTGAATCGTGATCCGGTTTTTCAAATCACCGATATTCACCGTCTGCACCTCACTTGCTTTCCGGATAACAATAGCTCAACTGGGCGAGCATGCTTTGCACCGTTTGCCGGATGTTTTCGCTGATCTTTCCGACCGCCTGTCGATTTTCAAACCAATCGGCTACCAAAACGAGAACAAATAGTTTGGCCAGGTCATTTGAGCTATCAAACTGCTTCCCCGTAGCGTTCACCAGGTATGTTTCAGCAGCTGCGATCAGCGTCGCAATGGTTGTATCCTCCTCGTCACCATCTACCCGCAACCAAAGCTTCGTTTCCTCAAGTGTCAGAATCGACATTGGAATCCACATCTCCGTCATTTTCTGAACCTGCTAGTTCCGCTGCCTCGCTGTCAAGGTATTGCTTGTAGAGTTCCTCCCGCTTTTGTACGTTGCTATCGTCACCATGGATACCCAAACTGGCGAGCAGCTTTTTCTGATCAACCGCTGAGAGGTCAGCAAATTCTTCTAGCCTTAGCTTTTCAGGGGATGCGGGGTAGGCTTCGTTGGTCATCTCCAAAAATCCTTGAGACACCAGATACTCCACTCGTTTTTCATCGTTTACCTGATACGTGTCCCCGATGTTGTACAGCCTCATATCTTGGTACCTCTCCCGGAAAGCCCTTATCACTTTTACCATGGGCATTCACCTCCAAATGGGGAAGAGGCCGGAAAATCGGCCTCTTTGTTCATCGCTTTTTAGGGTGCTGGTGTAATGTCAAGTTGACCAAACACAGCTGATTTTCCGTCCCATTGGACGTAATCATCTCGCATGATCGTCCGCAACTCCGTTGTATCCCGACGCCATGCATCTCCGCCCTCCTGGGTGCTGGCGAGTTCAAAGAAACGGCGATTGAAGAGCACCATAAACTGCTTCAAGTTTCCAATGACCAGTGGTGCATTCGTACCGGTGGAAGGGAGGTTTCGGTTGCTTACAACGGCAATCGGGCGCCCCTTGTACATCTTCCGGCCTGGCTGTGTGAAATCGTCGGTCAGAATTGGTCTGCCCATGCCGTCTACCTGATTATCCAACCAGTTGAAACCGTCTTGGTTGGTCAGGATGACTGCAGAGCGACTGATTGCTGGATCCAATTCAACGTTCAAGACAGTATTGATCGCTTTCAGATCGTTGAGCGTCTTTGGCGTCAACTTTTTCAGTAGATTCAGGATATGCACGTTGCGGGTATGAGCTGCCTTCCGTGCGATCCAGTTCGTGACGTAACCGATCAAGTTCGCATCGTTGTCAGCTAATAGTTCGTTCGTAAGTGGTAGAAAGCCGGCACGTTTTTTTACAGCATACTTGATCGCCGTGAACTTCGGATTATCTGTCTCAGAAATCTTCCCGTATTCATCTACATCTGCGAATGGAGTCATATCTGCGTCCGTTTCGAGAACACGGGACCCGGAAAGTGCCGTAACGTTTTCGACCGTTACATACTCGCTCAGATCATGCCATTCCCTCATAAGCGTATTAATCCGAGCTTGGATGTCCTGTGGCACAACAATGCCGACGTCTCCATCTGGAATTGCTGGATTCGTACCGCCTTCGTTCATCACTGCACGGCGTTCATACTCTTTGATTACCGAGCGCATTTCATCGTTGATTGGACGACGCCGAATACCGCGAAGTACAATACCGGTATACTCTTTCTCAAGTTCCCGCACGTCCCGTTCTTCAATGTTGCCGTCGTCATTCAGTTCCTTACCACCAAGACCGCGGGCTTCGGTTTCTTCCAGCTCGCGTTGCAGGTCCACCTTCGCCTGTAAGGTTCGTACTTCATCCATCTTCTCTTTCGCTTCGGTCATCTTATCCTCGCCCAACAAGCTACGAGCTTCTTGTTTCGCGTTGTCCAGCTTTTGGAGCAGCGCACGCAATTCTTTCGTCATGGGATCACCTCATGGAATATTTAGTAAAACAAAAAGCTCAACCAAATAGGTCGAGCTCAATCAACATTTTTTCTTTTTCATATTGGTCAGCCGCCCGCTTCTCGGAAGCCTTGAATTCCTCCAAGGATCTCGTCGCGACTTCATTCGCAGGGTAAGCCGGGAATGCCACCGGGCTAATCTCATACAGTTCAGCGTTCAAGATCAAACGTTTGTAAATCCGTTTGTCATCCCGTTTCTCGCTCGTCCATTTATCTTTAGTAACGCGCATCCCGAACGACACGCCGTCCACGTCCCCGCGTTGGATTAGTTCCCAGGCGTCGTTACCTACCGTCGTGTTCGGGATATCCAGCTCAAAGCGAAGCTCGGATTCTGTGTTCGTCAACCGAAGCGTACCAGACTTTGTGTTTCCAAGCACCTGGGCCGTGTCATGGCTCCATAGGCCAACAACGTTCCGGGAAGCGATGCTATCTTTGAATGCCTCTTTGTCGAGAGTCTCCACGAACGTGTCGCCCCACCAATCCCGCATCTCTGCGCTGTCGGTGTTATATTTGATCGCCCCGGTGATGGTCCGTTTTCCGTCGTCACCTTCTGAGGCTCGCACCTCAAGTTTAACCGGCAGCGCCCGGATCTCCTTCGTCTGGGTTGGCTTTTTCTTCTTGTCCAGCTCCATCACCCCCTTTCGCTTGATATGCCTTCCCGGCATCGGTAATCGGGACCACGCTTCCGTTCACGAGTAACTGATCGCCACCCTCTGCAGGCGGCAACTCCTCTTTCGCCCGTGCTTCATTCGGTTTCAAGAAGCCTCCTTGCACGCCGATTCGATATGCCTCATACCTTGTTTTGATATCGCTGCGAAGAATCGCGTCGACGTTGAAACGGAAAAAGAAACCGTTCTGAATCTCTTCGTCAAGCAGCAGCTTGTATGTCATTTCTTGTTCGTACATCGTCAGGATCGGCTGCAGCGTGTCAGTGTAGAACTCCTTTTGCTGCTCGGCCACGTTCGTATGCGTTGCCCTGGATAGATCGTTGAGCTGGTGCATTTTAATGCCTAAAGCAGAAGCGATTTGTCGAATTGTAAGCTGGTTGTTTTCGAGAAACTGCGCGTCGTGCATGTTGAGCGCAATCGGAACAAACTGATAGCCGACCGGCATTAGAGCAATCCGATGACTATTGTTCAATCCTGATGACATCGATTCGAATTTTTCTCGGAAATTACGTTTGGCCCTCTCATCGAGATCCCCAACATACTGGACAATCCCCTTTACCTGCAATCCCTGCTTGTAGAAATTGTTTACGAACTTGTTTGCCGATGCTCCATTTTCAAGAGTGGCCCGCAAGCAATCTAGCGCCGACATCCCGACGATCCCGTCGAGGGTCACGCCTCCTTTGAAATGCAGGACCTCATGGGGCAAAAGCTTTCTTTTCTCATACCCGAGATTCACCTCATACCATAGCCTGGACTGATTGGTCAGGATACGACTTGCACTCGTGTCATTGTCGACGATGATTTTTGTCCGGCCCGCGTCCATCGGCCATAGTCCGACGATGCGCCCGCGCTTATCAAACTCGATGGATGCGTACGCGTTACCGTACATACTGCTCTGAGCCTCGATACACTTCCAGAAATCAAAGGCGCTCATATACGGATTGGGGCGTAAGCGGAGCAGTTGGAAAGCCGGATGCCGTGTTTGTTTTTGGATACCGGATTCGTCCTCTTGATAAATCTTCAGCGGCAACTTTGCCACCGATTCTGACCGGATACGGACACAGGCAAAAACCGTATCAACCTTGAGCGCGTTTTTTCCACGAACGTTCACATCGCCGATATCAATCCCCAACACTTCGAGCAGCCGCCGGTCATCGACGTTAAGCTCCAGCGTCTCTCGCTTTTCCGCCTGCTTATCGATCCCGAGCCAGCGTCGTGCAATGTTCTTAATCTTCACATCTGCTCCTTCCTCCTCTTACAGCAAAAAGAAAAAGCCGCTAATTTAAGCGGCCTTCCTTCTTTAGAAAATAACTAAGATTTTAATTTCCCTAGTATTGCAGCTACATCTTTTGAGGCAGTTTTTAACTTCTCTTCCCTTTCCATCTTTTCAATTCTTTCGTCTAATATTAACTCAATGCCAAGTTGCATTGCGGGGAAGAACTCATTACACTCAGCTTCACTCAACTCATGAACTCCTTTGCTAAGAATAGAATACATTCCCTTATTGTCAACCAAAAACTTTGGAAGTTGCTCTTTAAGCATCACTATTTTTTCCACAACTCTGGCTTGTTGGTATTCTTCGTCACTCCACCCCGGGTCTTCCTTTGCAACATTGCGAGCTTCTTCGATTAGGCCCTCCAAAATACGTCTGAGATAAATAAAAGAACCTATACCAATTCCATGGGAAGCTAATCCTATTGCTTTGCTAAACTCTCTATACTTTTCTTCTCCAAGTATTTTTCTATACTTTTTGATATCAGAGTTTAATATGTCAGCAATTGAAGGATATTGACCGATTTTTACTATTGATTTGTCTCTCACTAAAAGCAAGTGGATCATGCAATGAGCCGAATTCCTCATACATTCGGATACCACCACTCTTAAACCTTGTAACGTTTTAAGTTTTGGTTCTGTTATTAGATTACCTCCGATGGTTTTAGAGGATTTTGGAGATGCTATTTGGAAGGTTGTTTCTTTTTCGCACTCAGTACAGAAGCAGTCGTATTTTGTGTCCTTGAAAAGAAATTGGTACAACGCGTCGATGTCTGCTTCATTGTCTAATGTGGATGTATGGTATAGCTGTGTTTTCGTCAACAATTCACTTACATTTTCAGGAATCACGGAATTTCCCCCTATACTTTAAATGTATAAGGAAAAATTCGACAATTATCTTGTTTATCCCTTTATATCGACATTCACCCCCATAATTTATCCAGGAACCCCTCTTCCGCGAATTCTCCGAAATTCATGTCAATTTCTTCGAAGAGCATAGCTGTAGCCATCGCATTGATCATGGCCACGATCAAGTCAATTCGGTCCTTAGATTTGTTTTTCATTGGCTTGATATTCTCATTACCGTCAACGGCGACGACTAAATTCCCCCAGCACCAGCGTGCAACTGGGTTTACCTCGTGTGTCATCAGCCCACGTTTCATTAGCTGCTCGATCAATTTCATGGCCGGGGACATATGTTTCATGTCCTGTGGAATCTCTATGACGTCTACCCCGCCTCGTATAAGCCGCTGGGATAGCATGCGGCTGTTCCAAGGGTCAGTCCCTAGCGTATGGACGTTATACTGCTTGTTGGTAGCCAATAAACGTGCCTCTACAAATTCATAGTCGACAACATCCCCTGGAGTCGTATGGAGATACTTTTGGTTCACCCATTTGTCATATGGGACCTTATCCTTTCGGACACGCTCTTTCATGTTTTCTTCTGGAATCCAAGCTTCGAAAATTACTCGCCAATCTGGTATGCCTTCTTGCGGAGGAAACAGATAACAGGCCGCTGTAATATCCGTGGTGCTTGACAAGTCAACGCCTGGATAACATCGTTTCCCTACTAAGTCAGACAGGTTCCATGTCCCGTTCGTCTTGTCCCATAACGTAAGAGGCTGCCATCCTGTCCGCTTGAGACTAATCCACTGATTTAACCGGAGCCAACGAAAAAGACGCTCCGCTGACTCTTTGTTTCGAGCAGCAAGCGCCTCTTTTCGAACTGCCTCTATGTCAATGGTATGACCGAGGCTTGGATTTACCTCGTACCAGAGTTTTTCGTCAAAAATATCAATTTCTTCGCCGTTTTCGTCTAGGCCATCTTCCGGAATGCCGTATATTTTAGCATACCAGGTTGGGTCCTCGATCTCGCCTTTCAGGACTTTCTTGGCATACTCGTGTTGTTCCCAGCCTACTGAATGGCGATCCGGGTCGTCACCGGCAGTCGTAATAATCCACCAAATCGGCTCTTTACGCGCGGCTCCGGCTCCAAACGTCATAACATCCCACAAATCGCGGTTCGGTTGAGCGTGCAGCTCGTCGAAAATGACAACCGTTGGGTTAATCCCGTGCTTCGTGTAAGCTTCTGCGGACAAGACTTTCATGACCGTGCCCGTGATCAGGTTCTTGATCTCTTTGGAGCTGTCCAAAACCTTCAAGATACCTTCAAACTCCGGCTCCTGCTCAATCATGGCGCAAGCTGCTTTGTATACAAGCTTTGCCTGCTCTTTATCTGCTGCACAGCAATAGATTTGCCCGCCCGGAGGATCGCATGTCAGATGGTAAAGCGAAACCGCTGCGATCAGGCTCGTTTTCCCGTTCTTTTTTGGGATTTCCAGATAGACATATTGGTATTGACGGTATCCTCGATCTGTCACCGTCCCATAGACATCCCAAAGGATTTGATGCTGCCAATTCAGCAATACAAACGGCTGGCCGTAGAAGTCATCGACTGCGTGAAGCATCTGGATGAATTCGATTGGTTCTAAGGCGCGGCTCTTATCATGGGGCATGGCCACCAGCTCGTCTGCTCAAGAATTGCGCCATAGCTGACTGTTTTGGCTCTTCAAGCGGTTGTTTCGGAATCGACTTTATACGAGCCGTCGGATTCAAAAACATTCGATCTTCCAGCTTGAGCAGCATGTCACGCGTCTTCATGACCTTATCAGTCACACCGGCTATTGATTCGTATATCCGAAGGCGGTCTTCTACTTCCTCAACCTCGTCAATGTCCAAACGCATGCGCTCCATCATCTTCGCCAGCGCCTGCTCCTGGCTGATCAGCAGACAATACCGGTTGATGATCTGCTCGTCCAGCCCATCGACATACTGGATGGATTTATAAAGCTTTTTGAGCCTCAGAAATTCTCGGTGAGCAATCGGGTCTGCCTTCACGGCGGGCGACTCCTTAAAAGTCGTACCGGTGTAAAGGGACTTTTCCGCCTTCTCCCGATGCTTCAGTTCTTCCTTCGTCCGGTGACTTTTGCCCTCCAGTTTTAACAGTTGGACTGGCTTGCTGGGTCGTCCTGCCATACTATCACCTCCCACGAAAAATTTACTCTCGTTATTCTGCCACCGGAATAATACGGCCTTCACATTCCGGACAATTCGTGCCGTCAATGCTCTTTGCTTTCCTGTCACTAACTTCAAATCGATGGTCGCAATCCAAGCACAAGAATTTTTCCATGGCCTCGGCCCTCCTGAAAAATTTTCATTTTGGGAAAAAAGTTTGCGTGAAGGTGGGGCGCGGTGTATGAAAACGCCCGCCTAAAATTTTCGACTCTCCCCCTGGGCCAACTCCAGCTACCTTCTTCCCCCCATGAACCTGATTATGGCATGCATTGCACAAGCTGATGAGATTGGAAGGGACAAGGCGTAAATGCCAGTGTTCCCGCAGCGGTTGGGTATGGTGAACCATCTCTGCTTTTGTAACCCGCTTCTGCTTCAAGCAATGTTGGCAGAGGTAGTGATCCCGGATGAGAACCTGCTCGCGTACCAGCTGCCACTCCTTGCTGTGATAAAACCGGTCGGCCTTCTTGTCACGGACGAACCGATCGTAGTAGCGTTGGTTCTCTTTTTCCTTGTTCTGATGCTTGTCGCAATATCGCTGCCGGGTCAATCCAGAACATCCAGCAGAGGCACATGGTTTTAGTGGTCGAAATACCATATTATCAGCTCGCTAAATTAGGAAAACAGAAAAGCCACCCAGAGAATGGATGGCTTTTAGTTCCTGATCTATATTATTTTCCACACTATCATACTACCACGGATTAAATGACGTGAAAATGCACTCTTTTTGACATCGTATTGACTTCACGCCATTTGAACACCATCGACCCCAAACACCAGGACCGACAGGGCTTCGACGGCTTCGTTTATATCCCGATAAACCGTCCGTGGCTCGATATTGTGACATTCGGCGATTTGTTTTATGGTCAGTTTTTCCTCAGTAATGTATAGGTCATTGATGATTTGGTACCTCCTAAAGTCTTCCGGCTGCCCTGAAGATTCGCACATTGCCTTGTAAACACCCAGCATTCGCTGGATAAACTGTACCATCGCTAATGTCCGTTGCTTACTACGCTTAATGGTCTCGATCGCCAGCTCGTCGGTGTAAATCTCCCCGATTGCCACGGCATTATCCATGGCAGTCAGCTTTTCCTTGACACCTTCGCTATGCTTTACAAAAGATCGATAGTGCTTCAGCAGCAGTTTCGTGTTCCGCAGCCGCCAGTCTCTTTTCGCTTTCTGCTGTTTTTGTTTTTCCTTCTCTTGAAAGTCCATTGCTGCTTGAATAGCGATTCGTGTAACTTCTTCGATCTGCTTTGGACTTAAAACTTGTTTTTGTGTCAACTTGTTCACCCTCTCTGTTGAAATTCCCAAGCGTTTGGGATTTTACTCTCCTTTGACTCTTTCAATCCGCGCCTTCAAAGCCTCTAGCAGCTTATCCTGTGTCGCCGCCTTCCCCTCAAGCGCTGCCATGACATCCTCATCTGCACCCCCTTGTACGACCAGATGGTGCAGGATAACCTTTTGTTTTTGCCCTTGCCTATGCAAACGCTTGTTGGCCTGTTGGTAAAGCTCTAGGCTCCAGGGCAAGCCATACCATACGACATGGTTACCGCCATCCTGCAAATTGAGGCCGTGACCTGCGCTTGCCGGATGGGCAAGCAGAACGTCAATTTGACCAGCGTTCCAGTCATCCTGGTCCTGCATTGTTTTCAGTTCTCTCACCCGCAGCCTTGTCGGCTCAAGCGCTTTTTTAATCCGGGCAAGGTCGTGCTGGTAGCTATAAAACACAAGCGCCGGTTTGCCGTTCAGTTGTTCGATAAGCTCCAGGAATGCCTCGATCTTGTTGGCGTGGATCTCGTGGACATTTCGTTCCTCGTCATACAGCGCCCCGTTGCACAACTGCAGCAATTTTCCGGTTAGCACGGCGGCGCTCGTAGCTGTGATTTCGGTATCCTCGATCTGCAGAAGCAGCTCCTTTTCCATCCGCTCGTAAAGTTTCTGCGCCTTAGCGTCAAGAACGACAGGAATAACGTTCGGAATCGCATCCGGCAGTTCCAGGTAATCCTCCGATTTCATGCTGATGCATATATCCGCGATTTTGCTATGGATCACTTCATCCGCGCCTGGCTTGGCTGTGTAGCTAAAGCCGTTATAGTTTTTTTCGAAATACTTCGTTCGGTAATGCGTGATAAACTTCTCCAAACGTTGTCCCTGATCCAGCAGAAATATCTGGGCCCACAGGTCCAGCAACCCGTTCGGTGCTGGCGTCCCGGTCAATCCGACGACGCGTTTGATATGGGGGCGAACCCAAGTTAAGACTTTGAAACGTTGAGCCTGATGATTTTTGAAGCTGGAGAGCTCGTCGATGACTACCATGTCGAAAGGCCAGGCATTGCGGTAATAGTTTACGAGCCAAGCCAAGTTATCGCGGCTGATTACCCAGACGTCTCCTGGTGTGTTCAGCGCCCGGATTCGCTTTTGCTGACTCCCTAGCACCGGCACCACCCGTAGTAGTTTCAGGTGCTCCCATTTTGCCGCCTCCTTGCTCCATGTAGCCTCTGCCACTTTTTTGGGCGCGATTACCAACACTTTACCGACAGCAAACCGGTTGTATTTCAAATCATTTACGGCGGTCAAGGTGATCACTGTTTTCCCAAGACCCATGTCCAGAAATAGCCCAAGGGTTTCGTCGGTCAGTAGGCGGTTGATACAGTACCGCTGATAAGCGTGCGGGACGTATTTCGCTCTAGCCTGGGTCACAGCTTGCGCTACTGCCACGCCGGAAGCCCTCCCTGTGTTTGCATTTGCTGAAGTAGTTCGTCAATGCCCTCCTTGCTGTCGGCCACCATAACTGGCATTCCGAGTCCTGCGATATATCTTTGTTGGTTGACCTGCAAGGCTGTCGGCTTTTTACCAGGGGCCTTCAGCTCAACAAATGCAATCCTGCCGCCTGGCAATAAAACAATTCGGTCCGGTACGCCGTTATTGCCTGGACTCACCCACTTGTATGCTCTTCCGCCTGCGGCCTTGACTTGCTCACGCAAATATTTCTCTATGTCACGCTCTCGCACTTTTCAAACCTCCGATCAGATTCCTTGGGGTGTAACTTGCGCCCTCAAATTCCTATATTTATACATGCATAGGCGCGTTAGGCGCATTAGAGGTATTTATATACCCTCTATTCTCTCTATTTCTTATTTCTTTAGAAATTAAAGTTACAAAGTTACATACATAGTGAAAATCCAATATTGTCGCGGCTCCAGGGCTGTAACTTTCTCCGTAACTTTTGAATTTTTCAAAGTTACAAAGTTACAAGAGAAAGTTACGTTTACAGCGAAAGTTACATCGGAAAGTTACGCCTTTACGAACCCTTTTTGCGGCCCGTAACACCCAAACCGTGCGGCGGTATTATGCCGTTTCCAGCCGGGGATCATGGATAAAATGCCGTTTATTTCTATGGCATCTGACCGCTTCATATACTTCAGGTCGCCGCCCAGGCATTCGCACCATATCTCAGCGGCACATATCCGATCGCGCTCCACGGTTTCACCCTCCGTGCGCCCGAACTCGCCCGACCAATAGAGTCGCCTCTCTGCCAACGAACGTTTTTCCCATCCCGGTGGCACCCGTCTTTCAACAAATTCGCGGATGACGCCTTCCTTCGCGCTGCTCTCCCTGTGGGCTTCCTGCTGCTCCTTCGCTTCGACTTCTGCCGGGCCAGACAGATACAATGGCTCTCCCAGCTGCCAGTACACAAACGCCTCTGCATAAATCTGAGACACTTCGTTCTCCAATTCAGTGAAGACGCTTTTTGTAGGTGGCTGCAGCCCCACATCTACCGGCCAAAATCGACGGTTCCCGGTCCTATCCTTCAAAAACTCGCTATCGTTGGTCGTACCGAAGAAAACACAACGCCGCGGGTAATTACTCGTCCGGCGCCCAAACGGCTCCCGGTAAATGTCCTCTGTCCGGCTGAGAAATTGCTTAACGGCGTTCGCTTCGGACTTGGACATCCCCGTCAGCTCGCCGATCTCATTAATCCAAACACCCTGGATCATTTCGCTGGCTTCCTTACCTTCAAACGTCTGCAGGCTATCCGAATACCAGCGCCTGCCCAGCAGCCGTAAAAACGTACTTTTTCCCAGCCCCTGCGGTCCCGCAAGAATCGGCATATAGTCGTATTTGCATCCTGGTGTCATGGCCCGGGCAACTGCGGCCACAATTGATTTCCGGGAAACGGCCCGGGTGTAGACGCTGTCCTTGGCCCCCAGATAATCCGTAAGCAGGGTGTCCAGCCGTTTCACGCCGTCCCACTGTAGACTCGAGAGCCATTCCTTGACTTCATTGATCGTATGTTTATGAGCGCACAGGGCAACGGCGTCAAAGATTCGCTCCTTGCCGGTAATGCCATATGTACGCTCCAGATAATGCCGCAAGCCAGCATCGTCAACGTCGGTCCACTGACGCCGATCCGTCCGGCCATCCCACGGCAACGGCCCGAGCACCAGCCCCCTATTGGCGAACTCGTCGAAAGCCAGCTTGCCTTTCAGCAACGGATCGTACTCGAGTATGATCAGTACATTGTCCGTTGTCTTCGCAGGCATGCCGGTCGTAGCGCTGACCTGCAGCTTACTAATCCAGTTGGCCGTTTCCTCTTCACCTGCCGGCAGGTTGCCGAAGTCCTGAATGGCCTTCTCGTAGCGCTCCTGATTCAGAAGCGCGGCTACGCCGCCGTCCTGCAGGGCAAACCCGCACATCGCTGTGAAGCTGGGCAGCCGGTTGGTCGGCGTCCCCGGTGCTGCCTCATCGTCCAGCTCGCCAAACTTGTGCAGCCGGACCAGATCGAACGCATTGACCAGTCGACCGCCGCACGGGTCTGTCGCGTGGTGACTGTAGAGAAAAGCGCCGTTGTCGTAGACGATCGCCCCGCCAGTCGTGCTCCCGCCTGAAAAAGTCAGACGTCCGGATCCGTCGTCGGTCGGGAGGTACACACCTGGCAGGAAGGTCTCCATGGCCCGGTACACGTCATATTGGCGGCAGAACGCCCCAACGACGCCTTGCTTGGCCGTCGGGTCACCCTGCTTGGCGGCCAGCCGGACATGAGCCTGCTGCGCCCCTGGCACCTGCGGCCACTCCGCCACGTTACGCCAGTCAACGTACATCGCCAGCAGACCGTCTGTGTCCAGGAACGGTTTATCTCCGAAGTGGAACACATATTGGCTGTCAGCGCAGCAGCTTGGCCAGTACATCAGGCGCGAGGCCTCAAAGGTCGAAGGATCGCACAGCTCGATCCCTATGATCGAAGCCAGCTTGCGGGCGATCGGCTCGTATTCGTCTGCGGTGGACGTCCGGCTGAGAGGCAGAAGAACCCGCAAACGGGGCTTCGCCTCCTCGTGCTTACGGGTGCTGTAGACCGCATAAGCGCATCCAAGCCCGTCCAGACGTCGCAGGACATCCGCCGTGCCGCCAGCAGGGATATTGTCCAAGTCAAGCGTGATGATGTCCCTTCCGGTGACAGCGCTGGCTTTACGCCGGTTCCCTGCCAGTGTCCCCGCCACAAAACCTCCGACGTCCTTGAGGTCGTCCTGCTGTTTCTTTGGCAGCTGCAGATATTCAGCAAGCGTTTCGGTGCCGCGAACCGCAACCCGCAGTCGCTCCACCAGCTCTGACCAGTAAATCTGTTGTGCTGGCCAGTACGTCGCCTTCCGGCTGCCAGCAGAGGATATGGTAAGTTGTCGGTCGTGAATCATGGCAGCCATCCTTTCATCCGGTCGAAAATAGCACCAAATCTCTTTAAAATTCTGGTAAAATAACATTTACGTTATGAGGGAGGGAATTTAATGTTTGCTAGAGTAGTAGTTACAAACATGGGAAACGAAATGTTTAACGACGGCCTGTTCTATACTGAACAAGCAGAATTACATAAAGATCAGCAATTCAACAAATGGCGATATTGCCGCTCAGCAATAATATGCTTTTGCGTTGCTGCCGAAGCAGAATTGGCAAAGCTAATAGCTCATTCATTAAGAAAACAGCCGCACCTTTCACCTGAATATACAGAGATCCTTTTGTTTTTAACCGATCCAAATTCTGATAAGCCCATTCCCAAGAAACTGAAAAACATCCGTAAAAAATATAATCTTCTAAGAAGATTAAACGGGTTGCGTCCGCAAAAACCCGATCAACGATACATGGAACTCACAGAGCTTCGCAATAAAATTATTCACTATACTTTTAGCAGCCATGAGGATGTGTATGCCGGTACAATTTTGGATTCTACAAAAATCGCTCGAGACGCAGTAAGAGATTTTATAGCTGATCTCTACTCGATCGTGAGAGAGACTCCTCCAGAATGGGTAAATAACAATTCATCAATAGACATTCAATAGGTTATTCCTTTCGAAAATTACCGAAGTGTCTCCGACATCTTCCCAATCAGCCCAAGCACCGCGCCCCTGTATTTTTCGTGCATATCCGGATCGGCAGACTGGATCTCCACTAGCGTTGCCAGCAGATCCCGGAAGCCAGATCCAAGCGCTTCAAACTGGACCTTGAATTTAATAGCTGTTTCATTACCTGGCTGAGCTACCTTCTTCCGGAGCTCAGCCAGTTCCTTTTCCACTTCCTCCGGAATCTTCTCCACCACAGCGGGCACGTCGATCGGCTTGGCACGCAGCTCCTTCTCCAGCTGCTTCACTTTGGCCTGAGCCTCTGCCAGCGCCTCCTGCAGCTTCTGCGCCTGCTCGGCGTCGCCAGCGATCTTCGCATCGGCCAGTTCAATCTGCAGCTGGGAAACACGTTCTGCAAGTTCCTCTCGCGCCTTGCGGTCCTTTTCAGCAGCCTGCTGGATTTTCTTCAGTTCCTTTTCGAGCTGCTTCTTCTCTTTGATAGCCTGCTGCAGCTCGCGGGTAGACAGGTTTTCCGCGCCTACCCCGGCAGCGAACTGCTCCCTTTCCTCTGCCGGTACACCCAGCAGTGCAACAGCTTGCGAATAGGACAAATTACCAAGCGTTTGGGAATCTTTGTACTCTTCAGCGATGCGCATGAAGTTGTTCGCGGTTGAATAACTGTAGTGGACATTTGCCTCCAGCCATGCTCCCCATTCACCGTGGGAAACAAGCGCTTTAGCCTCGTTCAAGCGCTTGCCGATCTCGATAGCGCTGCGGAGTACAATCTCTCGAGTCTGTGCATCGATGCTCCGGATCTCGGCTGCGATAACCTGCGCGGTCCGTACCAGTTCGCTCATACGGCTACCTCCTGTCTCCCCGGTTGGTTCTTTTTGTTCTTCTTCAGCTTCTCTTCTATGAATACATCTACAAATTCACGAACGTCCTTGGTCATTGCGCAATTGTGTCTCCCTCTGCACTGCACCACGGTGTCTTTTTGAACCTCCATCGTGTAGAAGGGTTTGCCCGGGGCGGAAATTTTTCTGACGAAAAGCAAATCGGTTTTGCCCTTGGCGTAATCTTCGGCATAGCGTCCGACACAATGTTCAAGTTTTTTCCCCTCTACAATCAGCTCATTCGCATCATAAGCAGGCCTGATGAATAATCCCCCGCGCTCAAAATTGTATTTTTGGGTAAGGAAATTAACTCGTTTCTGAATTTTGGCGTTGAGCAGCTCATCCGCTCTATCTTTGACCTGTTTCAGGGTGTATTGGTGAGCTTTATGGAGATTGCGAGGAAAAAGAATCCGCTCATTAGTCAAATCCAGTTCAAGTTTTAAGCAATCAGCAATATAATCCCGCCAGGTTCGCAGTATAGACGCAGCATCGCTCGGACGTTTTTGATCTTCTTCGATGAGAGACTGCTTTCCGATATAAGCGTTTGCCCTGCGAAGTGTAGTATATTTTAGGATTTTTTTTAGGTCCTCAAAGGATTGAACGTAAGTATTTGCAATATCCTGAAGATCGGATAGACAAAGTTTCGATTTGTCCTTCATTGCTATTTGCTGCAAGCGGAGCGTGAGCGGATGAAGCTTCCCATTTGTTTTCCGATATTCTTGAATCTCCCTAAGCCGCTGGCCGTCAAGCTTCAGCACCTCTTGGGCTTTTGTCCCTCGCCAATTAATTGCCCCGTACGTCGGTCTTCCACTTAACTTTGCTGAGACAAAGTATTTCATCCCGGATTTTGTAAGAAACTCGACGCATGGAGATTTTGTGTAGAGGTCGAAAAACTTGACCATGTCCCTGCAATAGTAACTGTTAAGGTAGTGCTCCCACGTGCTATATTGAAATGGTGTTCCTTCCACAGCAGACTTAATACTTTCATACGAACAAACCTTCATGAGCCCGTTAGAATAATCACTGAATCCCGACCTCACTTTGTCGCCTTTAATCCATTTGTTGTGAGAGGCCAACCAGTACATTTCACTATTTCCAGGTTCAAACAGATAAAGGTTTTCAGTTCGATATTGAGTCTTCACTTCGTAATAGTCGCCTCGGTAGTCTCGTTCTACGTATATCCCTCGTGCGACAATAGCGTTTGGGTTAATAAGTGATTTTTCGTAGTAAACGATATAAGCAGAATCGTACAAGTATTTCCGGCTTACCCCACTGGCTTTTACCTTGCACTTTGATCCGCACTTTTTGCACGAAGCCGTGCGGGCAGGCTTCAGATATTCCTCCGTGATATACTCCTGGGCGCAGTGGGTACAAAAACCATACTGGAAGTTTCCAACTCGACGAGTGAAAATGTAGCGGCTGTTCACAAACACCTCATTTGTAACGTAATCGTCGATTTCTTGGCTGATTTCTTTTGGGAAGTGAGCATAAAAACTGGCAAAATGATCATCTTGCTTTTTGGCCATAGCGACAATCTCCCTCCTTACAGAAAGTCGTCCAGCTTGACGTCGAAATCTGGTACAGCTGGCTTGGCAGCCGGGGCCAACGCCGCCCGGTCACTGGGTGGAGCTACAGGTGAAGAGCTGACGACAGGTTTACCCTTAATCCCGAAATATTTGAGCACAATAGCGAAGCCCTCTGCATCAGTCAGCATTGCCATGCCGTTTTGTTGCTTCTTCTTCGCTTCAGCCTTCATGGCGTCCAGGCTTTTCGCGATCGTTTTATCAGCGGCCATTATCTTCTCTGCAGCTTCTGGGTCCGTTTCCAGGTGGCCGAGGAGGAAATCCCCGACCACCTTGATATATGGATTGCTTTTGTTGCGATCTATCTCGGCTTTGATTTTGGCGATTGCATCAGCTTTCATCCTGCCTCACCCTCCAGTTCGGCGATCAGCCGGTCGATATACCAGCGCGCCTTTTTCAAATCCTCTGCCCCGCCTTTCCGAGACCACCGCCACAAGTATTTGATCGCGGCACCGGTGCTGTATGCCCGGCCTCCGGCCAGACCGGTCGTTGCCGACTCGATCGCATCGATGCATTCAATGCTGCCGGCCGTATAATGCGGCGGATGGTTTACAGGATCGTGCTGCTTGACCGCCTTATCGATTGTTTCTAGGAGCAGGCCGCGATCCGCGCTTAACTCGTCAATCAACTTCTGCTTTTCATCCAGTTCTTTCAAAAGCCGATCATTTTCTGCACGTTCTCCACGCAACTCCGAAATATAGTCTTGGATTTCCTTTTCCAAAACTGAGATTTTTTCATGTAGCTCGGTGAGCTTCGCATCTTGCAAATTCGGATCAATGGCAGGATCTGCTGCTTCTTGTTTCTTCGGCGGTACCATTAAATCCAAAGCCCTCTCCTCGGCATCTTTCTCTTTCAAGCCCCATTCCGAGAGCAGAGTGTAAAATTTTGGCGGGTTGCTGGGATAGTAATTGCGCTGGATGTGTGTACGCGACATCCCATCCAGGCGGAGCTGCAAATACTTTTCGCGTGTAAGCATGGGGTTAAGCCCCTCCCTTTTCCAGTTTTCAATTTCTTCTGGCTTTAATCGATACGAGATAACCGGCCCACTGCCGGATGATTTCAACTCGACTTCTCGGTTGGGCACTGAAGTTCCAGCCATTTTTACTCGGTAGTTTGGCATCTACATCAGTCCTTCTGATAATAATCCGTCACGAAGCCGTCAGCCTTGAGAGGCAGACCAGGTGCCCAGGGAACCGGCTGGCTCATGATCTCCAGCATCTGGTCAAGCTGGTCGGCGTTACCCTCTGCCCCTACCTCGTCATGTACGTGCAGCACGATCTCATAACCGGCTGCTGCGAGCCTCATCATTGCGACAGCCAGACAGTCCCGGGCAATAGCCTGGACGCAGTTCTCAGTCAGCTTTCCGCCGTAGGTGGACAACACGGTCCACTTCTTCTTCGTCTGGTCAACGCCCCAATAATGAAGCGCAGGCTTACCAAAGTCGTTTTCCTTGAGGAAAGGCTTTGCATAATAGAGCTTCCGACCACTCGGCAGCGTGATTGTGAAAAAATCCTGCTGTGTCTGGTAATGGCTCTCCCGCGCAAAAATCAATCCCTTCACACCGACCGGCTGACCGGTCTGCATAACCTCCAGAGCTGCCGCCTCCATGCTGTACCACAGGTCCACGATCCGTCGATTGGCGTTCCGCCAGCGTAGCACTATCTCGGGAAGTTCATCTTCGGTAAGCCCTTGCTCTAAGGCTCCCATGCTGATCAATGCACCTTTGCCACCCTGGTATCCGAGTGCCAGTTCCGCAACCTTCCCCCGTTGACGTAAGTCACTGCCCTTACCGATCTCCTCGATCGGTACACCAAACATTTGCGAAGCTGACGCCTCGTAAATCTTGCCGTGTGTCTTGAATACCTCCAGCCGCCACTGCTCACCGGCAAGCCAGGCGATGACGCGGGCCTCGATTGCGGAGAAGTCAGCCACAAGGAGTGCTTTCCCCTCGGGTGCAATAAAAGCTGTCCGGATGAGCTGCGAAAGAGTATCAGGTACGTTGCCGTAGATCAGTTTTAGTACATCCACTTTTCGCTCTTTGACCAGCTCCCTTGCATGGGACAACGTCTCCAAGTAATTTCGCGGAAGGTTCTGAATCTGCACGAGCCTACCCGCCCAGCGCCCCGTCCGGTTCGCCCCATAGAATTGCAGCAGTCCCCGTACCCGACCGTCAGCACAGGCGGCTACCTGCATCGCAGCGTATTTCTTGACGCTGGTCTTGCTGAGCTCCTGCCGGATCTCTAGCACTCGCTTGGCATTGCCTTCTTCGAGCTTGTCAACGAGCTTGCTTACCGTACCTTTTTGCAGGTTTTCAACCTCTTCGCCTGTCTCTTCCTCAAGCCATTTGGTCAGTTGCTGAACCGACTTTGGATTGTCCAGCCCGGTCAGCCTGATCGCCTCAGATCGCAGCTCGCCGCTTACTTGTTGATCGACGGCCAGTGCTCCCTCTACCATCTGCAGATCGCATGCCAGGCCGCGAGCGTTGATTCGCTGATCAAGGTACCAAAGCTGCCACTCTTGTTCCGGCACTGGGAAAGCCGATAACCGGCCAAGTATCTCCATTTCCGCGACCACGTCGCCGACGCAGTATTGCTTAAAGAGCTTCCATTTCTCAGGCTCATGGTGTGGCAGTGTCCGTGTACGGAAGCCGTTTGCCTTGGTCGGTTTCGTCGGCACACAGAACGTCCGGATTAACGCGTTGCCTGTACCGAGCTTTCGCTTGTCCTGTGGGATACCCAAAGCCTCACCTAACGCAGCCAGACCAGCCGGATAGCCGTTGTACAACCCGTGTACTTGTGTGCAGCGCCACTGTTCGATGGGAGAGAAGAAAAACTTGTTCAGGCAGTACCACTCGAACGCCGCGTTGTATGCACTCTTGGTGACGTTCGGATCGGCCAAGGCGTGAATTACTTCCAGTGGTATCTGCTCCCCTTGGGCCAGATCGACAATCTGCACCGGACTACCATTCCAGGAGTAGGCAAACAGGAGGATTTGAAAATCGGGGGACTGCACGTATTTGTACAGTCCCGCCTTCTTGATGTCGACGCTGGAATACGTCTCAATGTCTATGGACAGATGGTGCATAGCCTTACAGCCCCATGATCCCACCGTTCAGAGGCTTTCCGGTGATCGGATCGATCTGTGTAGGCTGCTGCGGATAAGCCGGTGACTGGCCTGGCATTTGTCCGTACCCCTGTTGTGGAGGATACGCCGTAGGTTGCTGACCCGATGCTGCTGAAGGCGTATAGCCTTGTTGGGGATAGCCATAAACCGTTTGTTGCTGTTGCCCATACGTTGAGGGCTGTTGAGGAGCCCCGAAACCTAGCTGTGGCACTGGGGCACCCCCGAAAGCCTGCTCTGCACTGATCTGACCGCCCAGTGGCTCGCCGTCGCGCAGCTTTTGCACCGGCCCCAGGCCTGCACCGATTCCACGATTTCCGCTATTGTTGTATGGGAAGAAGTTGATATTCACGCGGCCATACATGCCGGAATAGACTTCCGTTTGATTGATGATTGGATTAAGGTTCGCGTCCACAACCTGCTGTTGCTGTTTGCTTGACGCGGTTAACACCCAGTGGCCTCTACACTCAGGCCCGAAAGCCTCACCGTTCGGGCGAACACCGTCCCCGTCGTAAATCGGAATTTTCGGTTGCGGCGGCCTGGCGCCCGCCCACACCGTTTGTACGCCCTTGTTGATAGCGGCGTTGATTGCCGCATCGATTCGCTGTTTAGTTGCAACGTCGCTTTTCGGGATAAGGATTGTCGCACTGTATTTCGGTTCCTGCCCTTGCTGATTCGCCCTTGGTGTGAACAGATTCACGTAGCTGAGTCTCACTTCACCAGTCGTTACATTTGTCTCTTGTCCAGTTGTCATATTGTCTCTTCCTCCTCGATATTTTCCGCTTGACCATCTACCGCTGGTCATTTGTTCAACGTGATAATCCGCTATTTCGCCCACGCTTACTGCCCTCCAAAAGCCTGCTCCGGAGTAACCTGATCGCTGATAGCCTGGCGGCCGTCGTCAATCGGCACGAGCGTAGGAGCTCCTGGCTGCTTTACCACAAGGCCTGACTCTTCAAGTAGCTCGCGGTACTGCTTTTTGCCAATAGCCTTTTCCACAGCTGCAGGTGTCAATGGCTTGCGTTCGTACAGCAGTGCCTCATCGATACCGTTGGCCTGCAGATGGGCAAAAGCGGCATCCAGGTCGGCATACTGTCGGGAGCCCCGGCCCTCGACCGCTTTCCAGCCAGGTACTTCTCCGCCGCGAAGAGCCTCAGCAAGAGCTGCCTCTTTCAAGCTTTTGTACCAACTCACGATGCCCTCAGCTCGGCGGAGCACTTCGCCGACTTCATCCCAGCTGATTAGCGGCGGCTTCATTGGCACGTATTGCTCAACGGAAAGCAATTGCTCTACCCTTGCACGGCACGTGTCCCGCGCCCGACAAAAGCCGCAATGCTCGCCAACCTTATACTCGCCTTCACCGGCGAATGCCTTGGCCGCGATCGGCTTGATCGACTCGCCCCAGGTCAACAACTCCGTCGCTGGAATCGACCACTCTGACGGCTGCTCCCATACCTTTGGCTGCACGATGGACATGTGAACCGTTTCGATCTCGTAAAGCATGGAATAAGCCTGCAACGCCCCGAGCGCATACAGCATCATCTGCGGATTGTTCTCGGCGGGAACCGGCACGCCTTGACCATTCTTGTAGTCAATGACGTGCAGTTGCTTACCCCCGATCACGATGCAGTCTGATGTTCCAGACGATTCAGGCACATAAGCGCTCAGATCAACGCGGCGTTCGATTGCCACATACGGCGGAGAGCTGAAGCCGTGAACGATTGCCTGGACATATTCCAGGTACATGGTTGTGTGTGCATCCATTTCCGGCTCGAACAGAGGGTTTTCCTTGAACTTTTTCATTGCGTTGGCAAACTTCCTTGGCCCCATTGGTTCAACAAAATGCTTCCGCAGTTTAAGCTCCGCGATCTCATGGGCAAGTGTTCCTTTCTGAGCTGCTTCGCTCGTAGTATCCGGAAGTGTCGCTTCAAGCCGGGCACTCGGGGTGCAGGTCAGCCACCGATGTGCCCCGCTGGGGGCGAGGAGCGCGTGAGAGCGATCTGCATGTGCAATTGCGGTCATACGCCACACCCCCGTTGTTCCAGTTGCTCCTGAAAGATCATAAGCTCCTCTCGCAATCGGTCGATCTCTTCCTCCAATCCCATCGCATACCGGATTGTTTCCGGCCATCCCTGACGGGCTTCAGCAGCGAATCGCATGTCAGCGGCAAGCTTAGGTATGTGCTGTGCCTTGAAAATCACTTGTCGGAAATCGTCCTTGTCATGCCGGTCCTGCACGACATATTTTCCAGTGACTGCCCACGGGCCCGGCGTAGCAGCTTCGCAGATTTTAAGGTCAGCCTGCAGATCGCGCCGCATCATATCTTCGCCCCCAGCGCCCGAAGTTCTGTTGCTACTGCACCGTAATGCTCTTTCGGAACAGCTGTTAATGGCGGACCTCCGAATCTTTGCAACATTTGAATAACCTCAGCCTGACGTCCTGCGTCCACAAGTTGAGTCGCAGCAACGGCCAGCTGATCCATAGAGTAAGTTTGCGTTGTCGTCGGAACAACTCCAGGGGCCTGACCGGATGCTACAGGCGGTGTTGTAGGGACTCCCTGTACCGGCGGAGCCACGGGTGGCGCTAAAGGTGCTGACTGCGCGAATTGCTCCAGTTGGTAGGACGGCTGAGTCAACGGAACCACATTCTGCGGCTGAACCTCTTGCTGCGGTTGTTGCACCGGTACAGATGCTTGGGGAGCTGCAGCAGCGGCAAAAGATTGATTGCCAGCAAGAGATTGCGAAAGAGCATGAATCGCATTGACCAGTTCAGGGGCATTGATCGTAACGGTAATGTTCAAAATGAACCCTCCTTGTTTTTGCGCCTCCTGGGATGTAAAATGGAGGCAATCGATATTGTTTTCTTTAGGCAGTCGTCTTTTGCGGCTGCTCTTTTCTTTTTAAGCGGGACAAACAACGTTCAAGCTGCTGGCGATAGATCCTCGAAGCCTGCTTTGATTTTGCCGTTTCGATCAGCTGAATGAGATTTCCGCAAGTTCGGAGTCGTTGTATCCGTGTCATGATAGGTTCACCTCCTTTCAAGCAAGATGTGCTTCCCAAGCCCCTGTCAGGACCCGCTGGACAAATGTCTCAAACGTGATTCCGTACCTCTCATGGACACGATGGAAAACAAAGTACGTTCCCAATCGTTCCAGCCTGTCGTCGTTCAATGTCTCACCCCCTCTTCAAACTTTGTAAGGATAAGATCGCGCTCAATTCGCAACTGGTCGATCTGTGCTTTCAGCTCGGTAATCTCTACTTCCGAGAGCTGTTTCCCATCTTCGATCAATCGTTTTGCAAGTGACGCATGCTCCCTAGAGATTTGAACCAGACGGTCACCGTGTCCAGAGTTGACGGCCATCCAGATTGCCCGTTTGCTGAAGTTGCTCAACCCAATTCCCCCTCTCAGGCTTGTCCATTTAACGCTCTACCCCTCCGGCAGCCATCCATTTATCCAACTCGCTTTGAACAAAGTAGATCCTTGCCTTTTTGGAGTTTTTCTTTCCTGATCGAAAGTGTGGGATTGTCCGTTGTTGGCACATCGTATACAGCATTTTCACAGGGATTTTCGTATATTCAGATGCCTCTGCTACTGTAAGACAGCTGTCGATTTGACGGTTTTGGTCAGGCCTTACTTCCGCTAGCCTAGCCTCCAATTTTTTAACCAGCCGCTCGTCTTGAACCAGCTGATCAATCAGAAGACCAAGGAAATCCCCGGCCATTTCCACGAGTATTTGCCCTCCTAAATATTTTATTAACGGTACTCACAGTACCCTAGGAAACAAAAAAATAAAATCTTGTAACATCAGGTATTGACAGTACCATATGCTACCCATATACTAATAAGTGGGTATTACAAATAAATGCTACATCTTTGTAACATCCTCAAACAGCCACTCTGGGTCTTTCTGAAGAACTCTTGAAATCTTGAACATTACGGGAATACTTGGTCTTACACGACCGTATTCAAGGCTTCTGATATGCTCTTTGGAAACCCCTACTAAGTCGGCCAGTTGTACCCTAGATAGCCCTTGGCTTTTGCGGGCCTCTGATAATTTTTCCCTTTTCTTGACCATCATTGTCTTTTGATCACCTCATTCCTTTTGGTGTTTGTTTTGATTATAAACGGTACTAACAATACCGTCAAGTACTGTGGGTACCATTTTTTTATTTTTTGGAGGGAAATCTATATGTCTTTGGGTAGTAGGATTAGACATAGACGTTTAGAAAAAGGCCTCACGCAAGATGATATTGCCAAGCATCTCGGAATGGGTAGGTCAAATGTTGGTCACATTGAAAATGGTCGGACGAATCCCACAGCAGATGTCATTGATAAAATCGCCGATATTTTAGATACTACTTCGGATTATCTCTTAGGAAGAGTGGATGATCCTTCAATTACAGGTCTCACCAATAATGCAAAGGACAAAACCAGGTCAGAACTTCTACAAGAGGTCACTGATGACCCAGATGACTACTTCTTTCTCGATGGGTACTTGGAGGCGTCTGAAGAAGAAAAAAAAGAACTGCGTCGCGCCTTTTTTGAGATAAAGAAAAAGATGCGCGAAAACAATATTAAAGCATCCAAACTCCCCTCTCTTTTTGACATCACTAATGACACCAAAAAAAACCCTAAGAAATATTAGGGTATTTCTTTCAGATAAAAGGCGAACGTAGGTTCTTGTTTAAGGGGGTGATGCACAAGATCGTACAACCCATTTTCTGTTTGTGTTTGAGGGAATCTTTAGAAAGGAGTCTAAGCAATGGCGTACACAGAAAAACGTGGGGAAAACTCATACAGGCTTGTTGTTGAGTTAGGTTTTGACGCAAATGGTAAACGGATTAAGCGTCAAAAGACAATACGTGTGGAAGAAAAACTTTCGCCCAAAAAGCTCAAAGAGTTCTTAGAAACAGAGCTTGTTAAATTCAAATTGCAAGTAGAAAGTGGCGAATATCTGAAACCGGAGAAGACTAAGTTCGAGGACTTTGCCTTAAAGGAATGGAAACCAAAATTTGCAGAACGTAAGTATTCACCGCGTACAAGATCAATTTACCTAGTGCAGTTAAATACTCACATCCTGCCGGTATTCGGACATCGCTACCTGGATCAAATCAAAACCATACACATTGTTGACTTCATTAACCAATTAGAGGACAAAGGGCTGAAAGACTCATCTATTCTTTACATTTACAAGGTACTCAAAAGTATCATCAGCAAAGCAGCAGAATGGGAGTTTATTGCAAAGAATCCCCTTAATGGAGTCAAGCAACCCAAAATCCAGAGGAAGAAGATGAAATTCCTGGATGAAGAGCAGGCCCAACAAGTAATTGCAGCTCTCAATAATGAACCTGATGTATGGAGACTGTATTTCCTCGGGTGTATGCTGGGGGGCTTTAGACGTGGTGAATTGCTTGCCCTTGAATGGAAACATGTTGATTTTGATAATGCAACGTTTACCATCGAGCAAAGCATTCCGGAATTTGACGGCGACAAACCAATTATCACAACACCAAAGACTGAAGGGTCAGAACGTGTAGTAGTGATGCCAGCGTGGTACATGCAAGAGTTAGAAGTGTATCAGAAAGAATGGCGTAAACGGAAAATGAAGCTTCGGGATAAGTGGCAGGACAGTTCATTTGTCTTTTGTAATGAAACAGGGGGACCGTACTACTATACAACGCCCACCGCAACCTGGAGAAAATTTCTTAGGAAAAATGAATTCGAACATATCCGCTTGCACGATCTCCGCCATACGGCCGCAACCCTATTGATTGAGGCCGGTGTGGATTTAAAAACCGTGCAGGAACGTCTGGGGCATACGAAGTACCAAACAACAGCCGATTTTTATGCACACGTAACCAAAAGAGTATCTCGTGAAGCTGTTGCCAAACTGGACAAGTTTGACCCCCGAAAACGTACTCTGTAG